CTTTTTTAAAAAAAGCCTTATGCAGAACCCTTGATGAGTCCAACCGCCACCATGGCGGCCCGCAATTCGTTTACGAGCGTAACAATGGCATCGGCCTGAGCCGCTGTGGTATAACCATACGGCGTGGTCGTGGTAGACCCTGTGGTAGCTACTGCAGCCTCGGCCGCCCCTGACTTCTGCACTACAGGTGTAGCACCATGAAAAGAAATCTTGTCTGTTGCAGATTGACCAAAAACCGTCCCGTCGTCATTACCATCTGAAAGATGTCTTACTGCCATGTTTTGTCCTCCAAATTATAGAAGTGGGGGGAAGAGTTATTCCCCCTCCCCCCATCCGATTTAGTTTTATCCCATGATTCGCACGGCCCATTCTGGCCTCAACGTTTTAACGGCGTAGAGGATGTCCAACCTGTATGTTTCTGAGAAGTTCGTCCCATCCCACCCACCAGTAAAGGTCATTGCAATACCATCTTCTTTTATCTGCTCCTTTACGGGGGCGGTTTCGGGTAGTTCAAACGGGACCGTGGCCAGACAGAAAGCGTTCCGATGGAAGGCTAGATTCGCCTTATGAGAGGCCACCCGTGTAATAGCCGCATTATCTGCCGGACTACCACTAACGTTTCTGGTTGGCCCTGTGATTATGATTGCCGGGGAAATACTTACACTGCCAGCACCGCCAGCATAGGCCGCAGTTACCACAAACTGTTGTAGTTGGCCTGTGGACTGATAACTCACGGGGTTAAGGGCGTTAACGCCAGCAATGGTGATTATGTCGCCAACCACAAATGTCCCTGTCCCGGTATCAACAACTAACGTGCTACCTATCTGGCTCTCACCATTGACCAAATAGTTCGCCCCTGTACCCGCAGTATGGGACTTTACATTCTGAGCAGAATACAGACCACCCATGCCTGCCAGCCTCGCTATCATGCCTTCTTCTATGAGCTTCTTCTGCATCTCGGCAGGCAACGTGTTAATGGACTTTATGGTGTCCGCCATCTTCCAGGTTGCTATGGGGTCAAGAACGTGATTCCTGTTGTCCTGCCCGGGCGGACAAGACATGAAATCTAACTTTGTGGCGGCGTCCCCAAAGATACTGTATGCGTCAGGAGTCGTGCCTGCCGTACCCACCGCCTGACCAACATCCTTGTAGAGGCCCAATAAGTCCATATCCACCGCATTAGCCAGTTTAAGCATGGCATCGGACAAAAACTGTTGCTTAAAGTCCTCTACCTTCATTGTCCTATCCCTCACGGAAATACTTATCGGGACGACCTTGTGAGCGGTAATCGCAACAGTAACAGAGGTCTCCTGTATGTCTGCTGTATTGATGACGGGACCATCCTGCACTTCAAAACGCCAGGGATTGCGTATCTGAAAGGATTCGCCTTTCTTCGGCCTCCCCGTAAATTCCTTCGCATAATCTCTGTAGACTGCATTGCCCATGCGGAGATTGTTCTTGAATAGGGCAAGAGCCTCAGCAAGAATTATTGAATTAGTAATTAAAGTATTAGCCATGCTCGCCTCCTGTTGAGTTTATGGAATCTGTCCTATCTTTCTAGCTCTGTAATACTCCGAGGCGGTCATTTTTGAGGGGTCTTTTTTCAAGACTCCTGTGGCGCTACTTACCGGGTTAATTGGAGGCGTAGCGGGCTTCCCCCCTGTTGGTACGGAGAATTTATTTTCCAGTTCTAAGAGCGCCCTGTGCATCCTGGAAGGAGATGTACGGGCGAGAGTTTCTATCTGTTCATTGACGATTGGGTTTTTTACCAGATAATAGGCCAGCATTGGGCCGGCTTCGCTATCCATTAAGAAATCTCTTACTGGTATAAGCGGTTTATATTCCCCGACCACTTCGTAATAATCCTTATACTTTTCGGCTACGGGGGCCGCCCTTTCCGTGAACTCTTTCTTCATTTCTTCTTCCACTCTGGCCATATTTTCACTGGTGCGACGAAATTCTTTCTGAGTATCATGCCAGTTAAGGAGAGCCTCGCTATATTGTTCCTCAGCAATGTTGTATTTGTCCCAATCTGTCTCTCCAAACTCATTAGTAAACGTCTTTGGATTCGGCTTCTGTGGCTTATTCCCCTGCGGACCCGGGCTTGTTGGTACGGGTGCAGGTGTAATTTCTAATTCTCGTATCTTTTCACGGAGGACATGTCTTTCAGTTAATAATTCATGGATGCGTTTCTTTGCCCTTTTCCCGCCTGGTTCTTCTGGTTCGGCTTTCTCCTCTGCAACAGGAGGTGTATCACCACCACCTGTATCATCGCTATCGGCAGGCGGTGTCCCCTCCTCTGTAGCGGGAGGGATTATTTCTGCTTCTTCCTGTGGTGGAGTTGTTGGTTTGCTTTCTACATTTTTTTCCTCAACAATCATTGTATCCTCCCTTCGCTGGTTACTAGTGGCGTGCCAGGAGGTGCCAGCGTTTCAATGTTTTCTCCAGGCCCGGATAATTGACTCTCAATCTTTTTCCTCGCCTCCTCTGCCCCCTCAACATCTACATATTTGAGCATGAGAGGAATAAGGACAGGGGCGAACTGTCCCGCATATTGTAAAAGTTGTGTAAAGAAGTCCACCGCCTCTTGTCGTCTCGTTGAATAAATTCTTGTATCGGCACGCACATCATACCTGCCGATTTCAAGATTAAGTTGCTGCCCTGTCTCTGCGTTAGTTGCGCCAATTTGGATTGCATCTTCTTCTCCATTTTCCCCCCGAATCCTGACTATCTGCCCCGGATGATAAATACGTGGGATGAGGTCTATAAGGATACGGCCCGTAATTACGATAGCCCTGCGGAGGTTATCAGGGAAAAGGAACATGGTTTGTTCTGCCTGGGCCTGGCGAGCCATAAGAGCCTTTCCTGAGCGTTCATTGGATGGTTGTCCGAAAGATGGCTCATACATACCTGATGTGTCTTTGATGTTGACGTCAGCGATACCGATGAGTGCCATTGAGCCAGAATCAATCTGCGGCGGGTTTTGTCTCTGTGGGGGTAGTACGTTTGGTAGATATTTATAGGGGAGATAAGGATATGGTTTTTTACTTGCATTATCCCACATTTTCTTGATATTTGAGTCGTCCATTATTTGCTCGCTTGATACGATGTATGGAATTTTTGGTTGAAGGGCTACAGTTTCTATGCCAGCCGTAAGGGAATAGTTATACATCTTCTGAGAGTCTACGGCATCCCTTATAATGCTTCGCTTATATTCCTTACCTCCCACATTTACCTTGTCGCCATAAACGGCTACTACTGGAATGTCTTTCCCTAACCATTCTCTTTTCTCTAATATCTGAGAGGCCGTCATTTTGTACCACATCACACGAGACGTCTTAATCTTTCTTTCATTAATAATAAACCCCCCCGCATCTTCTAATGTTTGGCGGGTTGTCTTCTTGTCCAAAATATGTTCTTCCTGCCCTACTTGACCAGCCTCGTCAAGATACTGAACTTGTACTTTTGTCTGACGTTCGTATTCCTTCACAAAATATTCGGCTACATAGATTGCTCTGCCCTCGCCCCACCATTCCTTATCTTCCACCCCCAAGTCTTTCGGCTCCCAATCTTCAGGAATTGCGTCTGGATACTTTTCCTCAAAATCCTCTTTTGTTACCTGTTCTCTAACAAAGCAATATTCCCCTTTCCCATCCATATACACAGCAAAAGGGTTCTCAATGGCCTCTATGTATATCTCCTGGTCAAACGTGTCATCTATGTACCGGGTAAGGACTCGCCAATGCCCGAATCCGCAAGCCAGGGCATGTTCCCCACCTAGTGCATAGACTGTGTCTGCGGAGGATTGGTATTCTATATTCTGAACGATCGCCTGGAGAATCCTAGCCGTTGTAATGTCCGCCTTGTCATCAACAGGGACAACATTTGATACCATGCGGTTTTGCCGTTCGGCGTTGGCAATATTAGCAACAAACTTCCTCAGCTTATTGGCGGTGAAGCAGGGCCTCCCCTCCTCTTCCCTATTTTTTCTGTCTTGCTCATCCCACTGTCCCTGCCCCACATCATAAACAAACTCCATGTCCCTAAGTGCCTGTTTCCGTATGTCGGATTCTTTGTTTTGCAGGCCCAAGAACCGCTTTTTCGCCTTCTTTAATATTTCTTCGTCTTTTTCGTCTTTCATATAACTTTGCCTGCCAACAAAAAAGGCGAGCCAATGTAGAATGGGGTAGAGCCACTCTACCTGGCTCGCCTTTTAGTTGGCACTAATTATGGTTTAGCTTTTAGCGTATTCTCTTAATTGCTTCCTTGTCATGCCCGTCTTTGTTTTTTTGCCTGCCTTGACTCTTGCATAATCTGCACCCATAAACCTTCGCTAAACGTACCATGTGTGCCACTCAAAATATCTTTGTGGCACTACATATAGAACAACATATCCTGTTTTGTCAAGAGAATAATTTAATGTCCGAAATACAAGCTGATTTGACATACCGATACATACCGATACAGACCGATACACACCGAATCGGTATACTTTTTTTAAAACCCACCTTTTAACCTGTTTTAAGCCACTTATAAGCCCTTCTCCAAAAACCGATACAGACCGAATCGGTTTTTCTTGTAATCCTATTTACTTAGCTCTATCCTGGAGGCATGGAAGCTATAAAACCGTTTACCGTTGTCTTACCCTACTCACTGTATGAACGATTGGACGCCTTTTGTAAAGAGGGGCAGTATTGTAAGGCACGTATTGTCCGCAAAGCGATTGAAAGAGAGCTAAAGCGGAGGGAGAGGAAGGCCCGAAAGTACGCACTGGCAAAATAAAAAGGCCCTGAGTGTCCGCCCAGGGCCAGGAGGTGAAACCGCAATGCAGTATTTAAAGACTAAAAAAGATTTTAGCAGGTCCACCCCACCAAAGCAAGGGGAAAATCTCTTAAGAGAATAATTTAATACCCCATCCATCCGCAAGCACGCACAGGCCCTAAATACGTGGGGCCCTTCCTTTCCCAGATACGGCTCAGTAATTCTTCATCTTCATAGAAAGTGAGTGCAAGACTGTCGCACTCGTCCGGGCTATGGCCTATCTGTTTCTTAATCCTCGCCTTCTCTATTATCTTAAATCTGCCCTTCGCATCCATTTCGCTCTTTATGGCTCCCAACTGAAACTTAATCTCTCGCTTTTGGTCGTCGTCAAGCATGGAGAGAGAAATCAGATTATTTATAAACGCATCCCTCAGCCTGTAATATATCTCGGCCCTTTTATTGAAAAATTTTTCTGGTCTGATAGATGTAC